CTATCTCAAAGGCTCTATTTTGAAGAATGGCTCGTTGTCGCAGAGCAATTTCCAATTTGCTTCGAGCTCTTCTTTGTGTATCTCTACCCAAGCCACAACAAGATTGTGTTGCTTTTTAGGCAAAGTGCCTTCAATTACATTTCCGTTAAAGTCATAAACCGCCTCATATTCACCATATCCAGCGTGGAAGTGTGGTGCGTTATGCTGCCCGTTCAATTCCTTATACATTCTGATCAAAATTCCAAAAAACATACTTAACGTTGGCATTTCGAAATTACCTCTCTTTCATTATATAACATTTCTGCCGGATTGTCAATCGGTTATCTGAATGACATCTTGTATGCTACATTGTAGCGAACAGCAAATCTTATCAAGAATTGCCAATGCAACATACTCATTTTTTCCCATTTTGGCAAGCGTAGATGTACTGATTCCAACCTCGTCACAAAGGTCAAGTTTCTTCATCTTCTTGTCTATTAGTGTTTTCCACAAAGGGTCGTATGATACCACCTCGACCACCTCCTCACATATATAATATCACAAATGTTTTGATTTGTCAAAAGTTTTTTTCAAAAAATCGAAAAAAAGTATTGACAAGTCATTTTCTATATGGTAATATATAAACATAAGAGAAAGCGAAATATTATTTTTACTTATTAAAACATTTTAAGGAGTTGTTAAAATGAAAAAAGGGTTAGACGCAATAACAAACCAGACCAGAAATCTCTGGTATAAGGTAAACGAGAAATACGGCGAACATAAATACACACTCGCAGTAAACGGTCTGGATGAAGTGGTACTCTGCAAAGGCTATACGGAAGAAATCGCAAAAGGCACCAAACAGGTTAAGGCAAAGTTAAGAGAACTTTTACAGGAGGTAAAATGAGATGAAATTAAAATTCACCGAGCACAAAGAAGCACAGGACAAAAACGGCAGATACGAACGTGATATTTACGAAATTGGAAATTATCAAGTAATCAGAGACTTATCAATTTATGAAAGTGGAAAAACCCACGAACGCTTTAGTGTTAATCCGAATCGCAAAATGGATTATCTCCCGGAAATCTACTTTAATTACGATATTTTCGGTGATAATGATACAAAAGAGTTTAGAATTCAGACAACATCTTACGGCAGCTTATCCCCTGTGGATATACAAAAGCTTATAGACGGCTATAATGAAGCAGTCGAGGTTGTAAACGTTTTAACAGACAGATTTTTGAAATAGGAGGAATCCCACAATGGCAAACGTACTTTATCTTAATACCAAGAGAACGGGGTACAGTCCCGACCAATGCAAAAACACAATGACGGTCAGAGAGTTGATAAATTACCTCGAAGATTGTGACGAAGATGCACCGGTTTACTTTAAGAACGACGACGGATACACCTACGGAAGTATAACATATTCAGATATTGAGGAAGGAGTATTAAAATGACAGATTTAGAATTAAAAGAATTGGTTGAGGGTATAGACGCAAAGAATGCGGAATACATACTTAACAATTACGACGTTCTCAGCACTTTCAGACAGATTAACGATTGGGGAACAGACAAGGTTAATTGGTTGTTGAAGGAATACCCGGAGGATAAGAGAGAGGAACATCGTCAGAGCGTTATAAACTCCCTTTACGAAGACCTCAAAAAGAAAATCGCCAGATACGACAGCATCTATTTGACACCAGCTAATGCAAAGGTCGGCGATGGTGCAACAATAGTATTATATACCGACAGAAACGCCGGTACCATAGTAAAGGTTACAAAAAGCACCATCACAATACGCAGAGACAAAGCCATTCTTTCCCCAGACTTCAAACCCGAATGGATTCCCGGAGGATTTGCGGCGCACTGCACAAATCAAGACGAGCAGACATATACGTATGAGCCTGACGAAAACGGAGCATTGACAACAGTCCGCTGGTCCAAGAAGTATAACTCATACGGACAGCCTGGCAATATAAGAGCAATCAAAGGCAGACGGGAATTCTACGACTACAACTTTTGAGAGAAGGTGAAAAAATGTGTAAACTGTGTGACAAATATAACTTCGGCAGTGTAGGCATTGATGTCAAGAGAGCCTACAGGGAGCCGACAATTTATTTTCCTTGTATGCTTGGAAATGTGCCGGATGATGAAAAATTCAGATTTTGCCCTGCTTGCGGCAAGGAGCTAACCGAAGAAAATTTCAAAAAACAGGAGGAAAGAAACAATGAGCAGGACGTGGAATGAGGAAGAATTGAAATTGGCAAGTGCCGAAATGAAGAAAATGGGATATATGACCTATGAGGAATTTTGCGAATACTTAAAAACGTGTCCCGGGTACATTACCGAGGATAGCATAAGCGAAGATGTTATCAAGAAATGGAAAGAAAGACAGCTCCAGGGCGAGAAAATGCCTTGCCCTCGTTGCGGAGAAGATAGAATGCGTACACCGGTTACGCATAACGCATTAAGCCGCAGAGCCGATATTTACATCTGTGAAGACTGTGGAATGGAAGAAGCAATCTATGATGCACAAGGGCATAACCCGTTACCTTTTCAATATTGGTACCTATATGCACGTCTTGAATAAATTACCAAACAAAAAAATCCCCCGTACCGTTGATTATTCTACTCATAAGTGGTAAAATAAATCGTTGGTACGGGGGATCTCTTTTCAAGGAGAAGGCAGGGTTTTTATGTATCTTGCTCTTTTTCTCCTGTGCCGGCACGTGTACGGCTTTTCACTTCCGATGTCGAGCCGTCGGGGATACGCACCAATATGTCAGTGAGGTCACATTCAAGAGCTTCGCATATACGGTCGAGGTGGTCTAAATTTACTCGGTCGCAAATCTCGTGATATAACTCATTGATTGTCGAGGGGCGTATCCCTGTTTTTCGTGCCAAGTCGGCTTGTGTCCACCGTCGTTCGCCTAACTTGGTGGACAGTAAAATTTTAATCGCCATACGCCATTGCTCCTCTCGTTATATTTTAACAAATTCAAGAGAAGAAATCTGCATTTTGTTAGATTATAACGAATTGCGTTATAAAAAATATTTTATAGTCGAGAGAAGCAATAACTGAATTTTATGCTATTTGCCTAATACTGTCAAGCAGTTGGATATATACATAGCTGCCTGACCTCTTGTAATTTCCTGTTCGGGATAGAACAATCCATCCTCAAATCCGTTTACAACTCCGTAGGCTTTCAGGGTGTTTATATGCTTTTCTGCATAATGACCTATTGTGTCGGGGAAACTGTCTGCAGATTTCATCCCCACTCCACAATATAAGAGAACATTGCAGGCAATCATAGCCGCCTGACCTCTTGTTATAACCTGTTCCGGTCTGAAAGTTCCGTCTTCAAAGCCATTAACAATTCCGCAGGCTACCAGCTTTTTAATAATTGTTTCTGCCCAATGACCGCTTATGTCAGAGAATGCAGCTACGCTATTTAACGAATAACCGCAGGCTTTTTCTAAAGCACCGACAGCCATTGCCGAAAATTCTGCTCTGGTAACAGTTTTATCAGGTTTGAACGTTCCGTCTTCATAGCCGTTTACAACTCCGTAATCACGGAGTTTTTTTATGTGGTTTTTTGCATAGTGATTTGCTATGTCCGGGAAATCAATTTTATTCACTGCACCATTGAGCAGAGCCTTAACGTCTGCTCTGAATGTATCCATTGACTTTCCGTGTTTAGGAAACCAATGCATAACATCGCCGTGATTGGATGCAATTCCTTTTTTATATCCTTCACTATGGCAGATGATATTCTGCTCCGTCAGACCATATTCTTTGCAGAGATAAGCACAAAGCTCCACAGCTTCTTTATATACTGCATTGAAATATGTAGCATCAGCAAGACCATCCTCGCAAATCTCAAATCCGATATGCGTATTGTTTGAAGAGCCTCCACCATGCCAGCCTCTATGATTCCAGGGCAACGTCTGATATGTTGCAATGCTGCCGTCTGCAAGTTTTCCGATAAATGCGTGAACGCACACCTGTATTCCTCCGGGACGTGCAGTATTCCAATGATTGCCGTTTTTATTTACACCGAGCAACCCATCATCAGGACCAACGTATCTTTTGAGCCAGGGATTGTTTGCACCTGTGGAGTGTACCATTATGCCCTTGACTGTGATTTTTCTGCCGGCTTTATAGCAATCATTATTTGTTAATATTAGTTTCCGTAAATTCATAGCAATTCCTCCTATTTCTCCGAGCTAAACAATTTTCGCAAGAGTTCCTTTAATTCACCATATAAATTGTCATATCCAAACATAGCACAATACGCAACAACGAAGCCTACAACAATCGCTCCGACAATTAAATACCATACTATTTCTATCGAATAAATCTGACAAGCCGCAATAAATACGACCAACGTCAGAGCCACCGAAACAAGGAGAACGAAAACCCTTGTCGGCACTTCGCTTTTACTTGCAAAGCTCTTGAAAATCTGTGTGAGAATATTCACCACAACCACCAAAACGGCGAATAATGTGGCAAACACCCCTACCTGTGATAACTGTAACATAAAAATTACCTCCTTAATTCAATGGAATTTTGAAATCATTATCTATCTTTTGACCTGTTTTCTTTTCGTTACTTTTGATTTTTTCAACATTTTCAGCCTTTGCCTTATTGCTATAAAAACCAATAGCAACCGCAACCGGTGCGCCGATGTAGCTGAACAATCCGCACAAAGCGGTGGAAATATACATAACATTTCCACCGGCAAGGACTTTCCAAATAATCAACATACC